TTAATTAACGATACAACTTCATTAATTTTTAATTTAGTAGCTTGGTTTTCAATAGTTTTAGAAATACCAACCAAACTAGTTTTAACACTTTTAAATCGCTCATTTACATAATCACGCAATTTAGGTGATTCAGTAATGTTGTTAATATATTCTTTTAATACTGTTTTTTGATCGTTACTTAATCCTGAATATCTAGAATTAAATTTTTCTAATAGAATTTTGTAAGCCATCATCCTAACATCTTTATGTTGTTCTGAATATTCTTCTATTAGTTGATCTTTTTTAGGTTTATCAACTGATGATTGTTTAGCAATATGTTCAGCTAATGTTTCCTTATTTTGAAGTATTATATCAGGATTATTGAATTCACTACTATTAGTTTCTTCAATTAATGTATACACAGAAGCATACGATGGATAATTTGGAATTTTAGACTTAAAGAAATTATCTAAATTATAATGTGATTTTATTTCCTTAATTAAATTATATTTTTCCCTACGTAATGTACTGCGATTAAGTTTTTTACTTTCATTTAAAACGGAGTCAATAATAGAATAAATTTTATCACTATTATCTGTTTTATTATTAAGTAAACTTTGATAAATTTTATACTCTTTAGATAATTCAGTCTTAGTATAAAATTCTTTAATAATTTTTATAGCAGGTGAATTCTTTTGAGACAGAGTATCTGAGGTTAGTTTTCTAACCAAAAGTTCAAAGATTAATCCTGTATTTTTAAATTTCGAATGTTTAATTTTCATCGTTATATGGTAATCCGTTTATAAATATATGTTTAATCTATATTCTTAAGATTCTTCTCATCTAATAACGAAGGCTTTTTTATTTCCTTCTGCTCGAATATAACTTCTTTTTTATTAAACATATTTTTCATACTACTGTAAACCTTACCTGCGGTAGTTTCTAAAGCTAAAGGTGAACCTCCTTTAAAATCTTGTTTAATTTTAGTATCCATCCCTACATCCTTCATTCCCTTACTACCTAATCTATCTTTACCGAAATTATCATCTTGTGTATTTCGATTTGATACTTTTTCTTCTGGTCGACCTACAGGTTCTTTTTTGTCTTCATCATATCCTGCAGGTACACCATCATAACGTCCTTTTCCATATAACGATGCTAAATCGTGAGGAGTACCAAAACTTTCTCCTGATTCTACAGGATCGTTACCTTCATTTTCAATTTGGCCTATTCTAAATTTGCGCTTAGCATCTTCAATCATTTGTGATCGGTAACCATTATATTCATCCTCACTAAAGTGGAATAGTTTTTCAAATACCCAATCACTAGAAACTATTTTATTATCCATCAAAGTAGTAGCTAAATCTGTTTTTTCTTTTAACAGTGCTATTTTTTCTTGTTCGTATATAATTGATGGAGTAGTTAGATTTAATTCAAAATTAGTTAATGAACTATCTTTATATCCTTGAGCATATAAATGAATTAATGCAATTTTCGTTAATTCACTAAGAACAATACGTTGAATACGTTCAATTGTACGAGCAAATCTAATATCCTGAGCGGCTAATGTAGATTTGCCTTCTAAATTTTCATCATATCCTAAAAACGCTTTAGGTACTTTTAAAGCGGCAAATAATTTATCTCTTAAATAAGCAACATCCTCCATTCCATCATATGATAATCCTGGGGTAGTATCTATTTTAGTTGATGTATCATTACCTCTAACTGGGATATAAAAATCCTCAGTCATATTCTGCATGTTAAATTTTAGGTTATATTCACCTGTTTCCTTATCAATATAAGGAGTTTTTTGCATTTTATTAATGGTTTTTTCCATAAACGCTTCTACTTCATTTGGTGGAATATTTCCAACATTAATATAATAGATTCGTTTTTCAGGAGCACGCATAATTCTATGAACTAAAGCTGCATCCTCCATTAATATCATTTGCTTATATGTTTTACGTCCTGGTTCAAGATATGAACGTCCGTAAGGAAGATAGTTATAATCCGCTAGTAAACGGAAATGAGCCATCTCATAATTTTCAAATATTTGCTCTGCTGGTTCAGTATAGTTATATTGTCCTAACGAACCAGGAGCATATTTGAATCGTACATATGATGGGTTTTGAGGATCTTGTCCTTCTTCCCTAATAATATCATATGCTGAGAATGGTTTAACATTGTACACACCATATTTTTCGGCGATATCCATCTTAAGATAAAAATCACCATACTTAGCCATATTACGAATCCAAGACCATAAATTAAATTCAATATTTAATACGTCATAGAATAAGTTATATAGTATTTTTTGTAAGTTTTCATCAGGAGATTTAATTTGTAATACTTCTCCTTGTTCATTTTTTAATGTTGATTCATCTGCTACTATATCTAAAGCTGAAGCTACAATAGCATCTGTGTCCATTACTTCATAATCAGAATAAAGTTGAATACGAAGTGTTTGATAATTTAATAATGGATTTGCTACAGAAGCGTAATTAGGACGATATAATCTAGTATATCTGTCTGTTAACGAATTAGTAGCAATATCAGGATGTGATTGTATATGATCACTATCAACAACTTTAATTTGATTCCCACCAACGTTTCTAATTACTACGTCAGTAGAAAACATTCTTTTTAATCTAGAAAATAATCTAGTATCTGCCATTTTAAAATTATATTAATATATTTATAAATATTACAATAGCCATGTAAGGCCTTCATTATCACTATTATTACCACTACCTACGTTCCAATCCCATTGGTTTTTTGCATTTCCATTATTTGAATAAAGTCCAGAATAATTATTTTTAGATATATTATTAAGACTAGCTTTAGTTAAATCAATTCCTGATTGTTGTAAACGCAATGCTGTATCTCTAACATACAAACCAATTCCTAAACTCATTACTAAATCATCATTATATCCAGATTGTGCTTCGGCTTTGTTATTTCTCCAAATAAATGTCCTCATTTCATCAATAGTTCGTTTAGATTGAATAATAATCGAACGTTCACGAGAATACGCTTCTAATTTTTGTATAATCATAGGGCGTGTTTTCATTGATGTAGTAAAACCGGGTGTCATATTATTCATGTTATTCATATTCTTATTTGAATATGCATCGACAATATTCATATCTGATTTTGGTGAATAGTATAAGTTACGATATTCTCTATCAATAGCCACCTGTATTACAGCCCATCCTATGTTAGCGTTTTCAATTACTAATAAAGCATCATTGTATTCGGTTGCCATTGATACTAATATGTTACCAAAATCTTTAGTTGATATCTTACCATGAAATTCAGCTACTTGTTTAGCTTCTTCAATGTCCATAATATGGAAAGCACTATAATCTTGACCATCTCCACGAGCGACATCGGCATGGATCATATAGTTTTTAGAGTAATCTGGTTGTTCCCATATCCAAAGATTACCATCCATTCCTCGTTTTTCTATTGGTTCTTTAACATATGTTTGCTCGTAATACTCTAATATTTGATTATCAAAAACACCATCACCAGAAGTTGCAAAATCACAGTCACACTCTTGTGCTGCCATTTTAGGGCCTAATAAATTATTTTGTTCAGCCCTCCATTCTTCATCTCTTTCAGGATGAACTTTCCATGGTAATTTAATAGGTAAAAATTTATTTTCAGATAATTCTGCTTTACTCCATTGTTTGTGAAACCAATTACCTGTGCCGTTAGGAGTAGATAAAGCAATACAACCACCACCAGTAGCTAATGTTTGTTGAGCACTACCCCAAATTTCTTCAGCACTAGGAATAAAGGCAGCCTCATCCATAATTAATAATGAAACTGCTTCACTTCGTCCGGAATCACTAGCTGCTGATACTGCTTTTATTTGTGATCCATTTTTTAATTTAAATGTTAATTTATTATTTTCATCAGGTTTACCTGTACGAAGCCATGAAGGTAAATTATCATGCATAAATTTTACCTTAGTAACCATATTTTTTGCCGTATCTGTTTTAGTACATAAAACAAGGATGTTTTTATCCTTATTAAAGATCATTATCCATAAACTATAAAGGGCAACTAATGTTGATATACCTAACTGGCGAGATTTAAGGATTAAATGGTAATCCTCTTTCATAAATAACTTTAATACATCCTCTTGAAATGGGTATAAGGCAAATTGAATTCTACCGCGTTTTGGATGTGTAATATAGACATATTTTTTAGCGAAATATATTGGGTCTTTAGCGCATTTGATATACTCCTGCTGTATTATTTGTTTTATATCTTGGCTCATTGTATTGCCATAAAAATAACACCTACTCCTAATCCAACAGCTACTGTAACTCCACCAACAATAATTCCATTCTTTTGTCGTTTATACTTACGAGCACGTTTTTCTTCGATGGTTATTAGTTCATCTTTATGATCTAATATTTGGCTTAAGTTACCTATATCAGCAATACAAATTGCTTCTTTACGCTCGTATTTGTGTATAATACTATCTTTAAGTGCTAATTGGCGTTGAGCTATAATATAATTATCATTTACTATTTCTAATTCAGCTTTAGCAAAATCACCATATTTGATTTCTTGTATAGCTCTAACAAGATAGGATTTAGGTAGACAAACTATTGTATCAATACTAGTTGTATCGGTTTGCGAAAAACTCGGTAATGTCGCTAGTATTAAACTTAGAGATATCATCCATCGCTTGAGCATATTGGTTTTGAAGGCTAGATAACTTATCATTATTATTTGATATTTGTTCATTTAATCCAGAAATAGAATCAGAGAGAAGAGCGATGCTAAGCTCGTACTCTTCTCTCATTTTCTGATTATTTGTAATTACGTTATTTAAACTATCTATTTTAGTTTCTAAAACGTACTTGTTTACTTCATTATTATCAGGACGTGTTACAACACTAACAGCAAACGCAACTAATAATATTAAAATTAAAACTAATTGGTAATTCGATTTTATTTTATCCATTCAATAAACCTGCACGTTTTTGGAACATACGAACTACATCTTCGTTAAGCATATCATCATCTTCATTAACAGATAAATCATCAGCCATTTCCTTTTCTAATTTTTTAATTTTAGCAGGTATATCACCAATTTCTTCTTTATATTCATCCATTGAAATTTCACCTGATTTGAATTTAGCTAGGATTCGATCTTTTTCTTTACGTAGTTGAGCTAATTCTCCACCACCTTCAATTTCATCATCCATTTCTATTTCTGAATCATCGATACCATCAATTTCTCCATCAGCAGCATCTTCAAATTCATCAACATCAACTTCTTCAGTATCAGTGTTAACTACTTCTTTTTCTTTTTTAGCTTTAGGTTTTTCTTCACCCTCAATAGTTTCGATATATCCTTTACCAATTTCAATTGGATTTCCTTCTTTATCAACTTTACTAGTTAATTTCTTATCACCCAATACATCCATCATCTTTTGAGCAGCTTGGAATGGCTTACCTTTATAAAATGAAACAGTATCTAAAATATCTTGACGACCAAATCCTTCTTTACGGGTAAGTAATTCTGAAAATGATTCAATGTCTTCATCTGTAAAGTTAAGTGGTTTTCTTCCTCTACCACCTTTCTTAGAAATTAATGTTTGAATTTTTGTAAGGAATTTTTTTACATCCTCTACATCTTTACCACCTTTAAGGGTAAATAATTTACCTGTACCTTTAGTACGTCCTCTAGCTTCATCAATTTCTTCTTCTTCAGATAAATCTTCATCAATTAAATAATCAACAATATCATTCATTGCTGCTTCATTTAAATCTTCTGATTCTTCTAGCTGGTCATAATCAGCACCAGCTTTAATAGTATCTGTTGATTTATGAACTGTTAAATCGTCTTCTGTTAAAGCGATTTCTAGCTCTTCTTTAATAAGCTTTCTAAGTAAGTTAAGTTGTTTTCCCATAGGATTTATATTAATGTTTTATTATAAATATAGTAAATATTAACTGAACAATGTATTTTTAACCATTTCTATACGTTCTTCATTGCTACCATGTAAGCGTACTAGATTTTTAATTCTAGGATTATATTTAGTTATATAAAAATTAATCATATAATTAATTTCATCTCTATATGATGAATCAATTTCTCTAACACCATTATCTTCAATTTCAACACCTACAGGATCAACATAAAATATATGATCATATTCTGGTATAAGATCAGCTGCTAAATTGATAAAGTCTTGTTTATCTTTATAGTTAATTGATTTAGCTTGTGAAGTAAACGCCATAACATCAATTACTGTTCTATCAGTAATAATATTATTTTGTAATAGCTCACTACATCGTTCAGCTAAAAATATAGTTTGACCTTTTAATGTTGAATCCGTATTTAATGGAATACCTAAATCACGTAGATACTTAGAACGCTCAGTTCTAGTTTCATAATCTTTAAATTCAGGTAATTCACGTAACGAATTAACTAATGTAGTTTTACCTACACTCATTGTACCACAAAATCCTATTTTCATATTTTAACTTCTAAATATTATACCCATTAAAAAAAATATACCTACACATATCAATACAGGAAAAAATACTACTATAAGTAAAGTTTTCAATATTAAATGTGTTAGTGGGGATGAATCTAATGGATATTTATTATTAACTCCTTCCCACCACCCAATAACTGATGAGAATAACCACATAATAAAACAAAATAATATAATTAATGTTAATATAGACATATTTTAAAATCTTGCTGATCCTTTAAATTGTGGATCCTTATACCAAGGTAATCCTTCTCTTTGTTTCCTACGTTCTTTCCAATCATCAAGTGAATATTCAAATCCATAAAGATAATATTCTTTTTTACCTTCTGGTGTAATCAATGCTGGTCCCTCCCAATTATGGAGTTTATTATCCCATGTCATTGCTACTGTTCCATCAGTTTTTACTAATCGTCTTGGTGTTGGAAATGGTGTTGATTCTTCTGACATTATTTTTATTTTTAATATACGAACTTATTTTTGGGTAACCAAATTTTCTGCAACATAAATTGCTTGAGCACCAGATACTGTAATACCTCGTGCTGATAATGCATCACCTACAAAGTGTACATTTGGGTATTTAGTAAGTGATAAATCTTTATATTCAACTAATGGTTCAGGTGACAAATATTTTACTTCAGGAATATAAACACCCCAATCATCACCTAATGTTGGGAATATTTCTTTCATACCATCAATAAAATCATCAATATATGAATAATATCCTTGAAATGCTTTTTTAATACTTTTCATTTCATCTAATCCTATTTGGAACGATTCAACTTTATCACCTTCAGATGTTTGTGATGGATTTCTTGTAAGTGAATAAAATAATCCTTTTCCTTTAGCTTGACATTTTTTAACTAAATCACGTGACCAAACAAATGGTTCATCAATGCCTCTGATTTCCATTAATATACCAAAGTTAGTCATATCATTTCTATAACGCTCATCTTTTTTAGCATGGCCGTTATAGCTATAATCACCATATGTTTCCTCTACAGCAACATAAGCAGCGTTATTGTTAGTGCAAAATGAACGTAATGATACACCTTTATCTTCAAATTTTCTATATAATTTAAAATCATAAGACACATCAATTAATTTTTGGAAATGATGTTGTGGTGCTTCAAATCGAACACCAATCTGTACTGATTTAGGTTCAGTTGGTAATGTATAATCTTCAGCTAATTGTTTACCAAAGTCAATACCTGATTTACCAACGGCAAATATTAGTTTATCTCCGGTAGTCATATAACGTTCTTTTTCACCTCCACCATTATTTTTAAACCCTTCAAGTAATATATAACCATGAGGATTATTAAAATCAATATATGTTATTTTTGTTTTCCATTTAAATTTAACACCTTTATCAACTAAATT